TGGGTCACATTGGCCTCAGGAGCAGTGGATTTGGCAGATTTTCCAGTGGTGTCACAATATCAAACCTATGGTAAGAACACTGTAGGTACAGGTGCTCCACTCATAGTCAACTATTCAGATGTGGTCAATTATGGTTTGGGATTGGAAGACGGAGATTTTGTAACAATTTTGTCAGCTGCATCAGATCCAGGTGAGGCTTTGATCAAAACTGGCACAGGCGCATACAGCATCACCAATGTGAGCACCACAGCTGAAGTCAACAGTATTGTGAAATCAGATGCCACAGGTATTGTGGATGTGGCACAATTGAAAGTGGATGGATTCAAATTGATTGACAGCAACACTGGTACCAACACCTCCATATTCACCACCAGAGGCAACGTGGACTTCCTCACAGCACAAGGCAGCACTGTGGCAGGCACCACATTGGTATTCACAGGTAGAAAGTTTGAGTTTGGTGGCAGTACAGTGAGCAATTCACCCACTGCAGACACACTGCAATCATTGAGTGCTAATCAAGGCCGAGGCCTTGCCACTCCTCACTTGTTCACAAAATTTATTGAGAGCGATGTGGTAGAGGCAGGCGGCACAGGTATTGCATTCGGTACTGGTGGAGGCACATTTGCAGGCGCAGGCAAGATCAGCATTGTGTTGGCAGGAGATGTACCATTCATATTCGCTGGTGATGCAGATGATTCCAGCGGTACTACTCCAGGCATGTTTCCAGACACTGACAATGCTTACACCATTGGTAACGCTTCAGCCAGATATGCCACCATATTTGCCACCACATTCCACGGCACAGCCACCAATGCATTGTACGCTGACTTGGCAGAGAAATATTTGGCAGACCAGCAATATGATTCGGGCACTGTGTTGCAGTTTGGTGGTGATAAAGAAGTTACCATTACAACTGAAGCCAACACCAACAAGATAGCAGGTGTAGTGACCACAGCACCAGCATTTTTAATGAATGATGCACTGAATCAAGAGAACACAGTGGCAGTGGCACTGCAAGGTCGTGTGCCATGCAAAGTGATTGGAAAAATTGCCAAAGGTGACATGTTGGTGGCCAGTGCCACAGCAGGTGTGGCTTGTGCAGCCGAAGGTGAAATTAAAATGGGCACAGTGATTGGTAAATCATTAGAGAATTATGATTCAGATCAAGTGGGCGTGATTGAAATCGCGATAGGTAGATAAACATGGCCAAACAAACAGTGAACATAGGCACATCTGTGAACAAGGGCAATGGTGATCCATTGCGCACAGCATTCACTAAGATCAATCAAAACTTTACTGAATTGTACGTGCAAGATGTGCCAGCCACCAGTGCTGGAAAAACAGGTGATGTCAAAGGTATGTTGGCCGTTGACACATCATATCTATACGTGTGTTTTAAAAATTATGACGGAGCAGGAGCAATTTGGAAACGTATTGCTCTAGCAAGTTTTTAACAGAGGATAAATTATGGCAAATAGACTACCACTCATAGTGGACACCACAGACGGCAACAAGATCAAAGAATTGCCCATAGGCGATAATCTATTGATGACTGGCTCCAACATCACTGGAGTGGCTGGTATTATTGCACAGTCTATAAACATTGTCACAGGTTCAATCAATAGTTTATCCACACAAAATCTCACAGTGACCAATGCTGCCAATTTGGGCAATATAGCTGATATCACCATCACAGGTGGCACAGCAGGACAGGTGTTAAGCACTGATGGCGCAGGCAATGTGAGTTTTGCATCATTGGGTAGTTACAACCAAGGTCTCAATACCACAGACAATGTCACATTCAACACAGTGGCCACTAGAAGAATCACAGCCCCTGTCAATGTCGCTGCAGAGATTAGAACCAGCAGCACAGCATTGGGAACAAAAACTTTTGAATTTGGCAGCACAGGAGTGTTGACACTGCCTGTGAATGGTGACATACGCAACAGTGCAGGACAGAGTTTATTGAATTATGGATCAGTGTCAGCAGACATCATCAGCGATGTGGACAACACACGTGATATCGGCAGCAGTGTCAACCGCTGGGCTGAAGGACATTTCACCAACATTTACGGAGCATTAACAGGCAACGTCACAGGCAGTGTGTCAGGCAATGCAGGCTTTGCCACCTATTCAGGTGCTGTGACTATTGCAGCAAACAACACCACCAACGCCACCAATTTTCCATTGTTCACTGCAGCAGCCACAGGCAACCTCACACCCACCACTGACACGGGATTCACTTATAATCCATCCACAGGAGTGCTGATTGCCACAACTTTTTCAGGCGCAGTGCTGGGCAATGTTACTGGCAATGTCACTGGAAATTTAACAGGTAATGTCACTGGTGATGTCACAGGCAATGTGGAAGGGTCTGTGTTTGCCAACGACAGCACACAGATGATCAACGCAGTGACTGGCAAAGTGGTAGGTCCCATACTGGTCAATGTGGCCAACATCAGTATTTTGGGTGGATCTGTCAATCAGGTATTGAGAACAGATGGAGCAGGCGCACTCAGCTGGGTGACTCAAACAGGTGGAGCTGGTGGTGGAGCAGTTTTATTAGATGATCTCACAGATGTGGTTATTACCTCAGCAGCAAACGGTGAAGTTTTAAAATACAATGGTTCCAATTGGGTCAACAGTGCTGTGCCATTGAACGCATTTGGCACTGTGACTGTATCAGGGTCTGGCATCAACATCACACCAGATCAATTGAATGACACATTGACTTTTGTAGCCAGCACAGGTATCAGTATGACTGCTGATGCAGGCACTGACAGCATCACCATCACCAACACAGCACCCAATGTGGTGCAAAACGTATTCACCACTGTGTCAGTGGCAGGTCAAACATCAGTGGCAGCAGACACCAGCACAGACACACTCACATTGGTGGCTGGCAGCAATGTGACCATCACCACAGACAGTGGCACAGACAGCATCACCATAAACGCCAGTCAAAGCAATTCATTTGTGAGCATAGCAGTGGCAGGTCAATCACCAGTGTTGGCAGACAACACCAGCGACACATTGACTTTGGTAGGCAGTGGCATCACCATCACCACTGACTCCGTGACTGATACCATCACATTCTCCAATGCAGGCGCAGGATTAGAAGCAAGAAGCACTGCTGCAGGCGTGACTGCTAGTTTGGGCAGTTTGGCTTCTGCAGATCTCAACATCACGGGATTCAAAGGCTATGTTCTTTTAAAAATTCAAACATCAGTGGCAGCTTGGGTAAGATTGTACACAGATGGCACCAGCAGAACAGCAGATGCCGGCAGATTGGAAACAGTGGATCCAGATCCAGGAGCAGGAGTAGTAGCAGAAGTGATCACCACAGGTGGACAGACCATACTGATGTCACCAGCTGTGATGGGATTCAACAATGAAACTGTGCCCACCACCACCATACCTTGCAGAGTGACCAACAAGAGTGGTAGCTCGGCAGCGGTTACTGTGACTTTGACTTTGATTAAAATAGAGGCATAATACATTATGTCAAATGTTCTAGACTACGTCACCACAAAGAAATACATTGTCACTGTGTATGATCACAATGATCTGGATGCTGTGTATGCAGATTTAGAAACTGCAGGCATGGCTCCTCCCAACACTGAAATTCTGCGTGATGTGCAGTGTGTGGACCGCAGGCCTTCCAGCAGAAACACAGTGTACAAACTGTGTGATTGGGAAGCTGCAGAATTAAAAAATGATCCTAGAGTAAAATCAGTCACGGTGCATCCAGGTGAATTGGGAATCAAAGCAGGTCTCAATAATATTTCACAAACCAGTAGCAATTGGAACAAATCCAGCAGCACTGGTTCCACAATGAAAAATTTTGCTTTGTTGAGATGCACCGAAGGTGTTCAGCGTGCAGGATGGGGCAGCAATGGTACCACCACACAAACTGCCACCATACAACTGTCACAAACTGGCAAAAACGTGGATGTCGTAATTTGTGACGACGATGGATTGGTGGTGG